CGGGTTACAAAGCTAAACACCTACAAGAGGCTGTTACATTTTCTAGGGTGCAGTTAGTATCCAGTTGCGCTACCGAATAATTACTGGGCCTATACTTGAACAGGTAGTTCTTATTAGTTTAGACTTTTGTTATGTTTGGGAAAATTAATAGTATAAAGAGGTAGTCCAAAAGGAGGCTCTTAAAACTATACGTGCTTAGTTATATGTACACAAAAATGTTTGTCAACACTTATCGTGCACCAGCACTAAGATCATACACGAATTTCCCTGTTCGCATAGCCTTAGTGATTTCTTGCTCACGGGCTTCAAACTCTTTAGCTGACATTTTAGCGACATCTGATTCTTTAATCATTGAGCCACCTTCTGTTGGGTCAACTTTAGTTCTTGAACCTTTACCAATAGACTTAGCTGCGTCTTTAGTTTTAGCTCGTCTAGCCTGTGGTGTTTCTCCGTTGTCAATCTTGTATAGATCAATAACACGGATAACAGAATCTGGATCGTCCATGTTTTCGTACAGAGCGTCACGAACCCATCGAGGTTGATTTTCTGCCCACTGATGGAATCCATCTGAATCTCTTAGTTTATCAAAATCGGAATGAGCCTCTCTGATAGTGGCTTCTGCTGACTTACGTTCTGTCTCATACTGTAATTCATCTAGCTGCGCCAAACGGTCCTCAGCTTTTTTAAACATCTCTTGAGCTTTCTTAGCGGCTATAGTCTCTACTATACCAGCAACGTCAGGGTATTGTCTTGCCCATTCCTCAATGTCTTCGTCTGACTTAGGGGGAATAATAGATTCTTTATGCATCCTGTTTTCGAATGCCTTAAACTTTTCTTCCCACTCTTTTTCTTTTTGTTGCATGTGACGACGAAGATCACCATAACGTTTCTTAAAAGACTTTTCTTCAGCACTTAGGTTAGAGTCATCTTCTTGTGCTTCAACTTCAGAGTTGGTTTCTTCTTGTTGGGAATTACCCGTAGCCTGTACTTCGGTTGCCTCAGATCCTTCGCCATAGGATTCTTCTTCGAAGGTTTCACCTCTAGCCTCCGCTTCTAACTTAGCAATTTCTTTTTCTTCTTCCTCTAAACGTTTTCTTTTACGATCATAGTTATAACCTCGATCTACAAAACCTTTAGTCTTAACTGATTCTACTTGTGTTAGTTCAGGCATAGTTATCTCCTTATGTTGGGGCCAGCAGTAGCTGGGTAGCCTTATACTTATTTGGATTGTCTAACTTGTTTATCGTGCACCTAGACCAGCACGTTTCATTTGATTTTCTAGAGGAAGAGGTAATTGTTCTTGTGGTAGTTCTTCTTGCATAGTTACTGCTTCGCTAACACCTATTAGCTCTGGGAGAATCTTACTAAAAACTTGAGCGGCAGGAGTACCAGAAAAATCCTGAAGAATTTGTTTTTCTTCGTCTGGTAACTGTCTGACTCTATCCATAACAGTTCTTTTATAAGTTGAGATAGTGTCTTCTTTTATTCCTACTTCTGGACTTTCTACATTTTCCATTATAGCCAATCTTTCTTTAATTTATTAACCATTGCTTTGTAAGTTTTGTAAGCGTCATCAAGAAGGTTATTATCTATAAACTCAACTGACTTATCTATCTGAGTTCCAATCCAATTCCAGTCTTTATGATCTTCTGGTATAGATGCAACAATCTGTGGAGCTACGTGGTAGTATTCCTCAACATCAGACGGAATAGCAGCCATATATGTATCTCTAAAGTTTCTGAGTTTAGTTAGTGTTGGGCCATCGTCTGCCTCACCTCTGCGATCAACAATAGCTGTTGTCAGGAAGCAACCACCTCCAGAACTTCCTGCGCTACCGCCTTTATCAGCATCTCCGGGGCCATCATATGAACCACCTGTAGGTGTAGTCTTTTTACCTAAGAAATCTTTGACGTACTCATTTCCACTAGAATCAACAAAGACAGTTTTACCTTCATCATTCTTAACAACCTTACCACTGCTATCAGCTTTTACACCTTGTACCTGACCAGCACCTGCAATATTTCCTGTTGCTATGCCACCTACAGTACTTCCTGTATAACCTCTGTTTTCTGAATCTCTAATTGCTCTTTCTCTATCTCCAGAAGGATCATTCTTTATTAACTCAGCCTTTGCTGCTTTTGCTGCTTTAGCTGCTTCTACTCCGCTAACAGATTCTGTTTTTGCTGCTGGTGAAATTCCATCAGGTCTTGTTCTAGGTCTTAAAGAAGTATCAACTGCGCCAGACTCTCTTCGGATAATTCCGTCTTCACCTATCGTAGCTCCTTTGTAGCCAGGGCTTGTTTCCAGTAAGTATTCGTTTACATTCTTTTTACCTGCTTCGGTAAGCTCATCATAAAAGATCGCTGACTCTTCTGGTCCTTCCATAGATAGTGCGGCTTGTCTTGCATTATTAAATCTAGCAGTACCTGGGGCAGCAATTTCATCAAGAAAATCTACAGCACCGCCAGCCGCTTTTACAAAGTTATTAATATCTGTTTCAATCTTTTTAGCTTCTTCTTCTTTACCTAAAAACTCAGCCATAAGTTTATTAGCTTGAGCTTTAGAAACTGCTTTAAGCTGACTTGTTGTATTGATTATACCAAGGCCCAAACCAATAGGAGTTGATACTAATCCTGCAACAACACCAGCAGCTTTAGGGATTTTAATTGCGTCATCCAAAGCTTTCCTAGCTGCACCATAGGTATCCTTTACATCAACACCACTATCTTTATATGCTTCAGAAAGACCTTCAGGTGTAGTCATATCAAATCTTTTAACAGAAACTTCTGGAACGTCTCGTTTATCTTTACCAGAGTCTTTGGGGGCAGTTTCAGCAACTGTTTCGGGTAGGGTATCCTCTGCACTTGGGCCATACAGACTTTCTCTGTTTTCTGGTGTATCTTCTACAAAGTCATTAAAGTCATCTGGTACAGAACTAATAGGTCTTCCATTTAGCATCAAAACAGATATACGTCTTCCATCTTTGTGTATGTAGAAAACTGTTTTCATACCAGTCTGAGTATCTGGCTCTGTAGGGGTAGGTGTAGGTGTTGGACTTACTATTGGTACACTTGTTGTTGGAAAGTCTGTAGGTGCTTTATTTAAACCGTAAATATTAGGATCAGTGATGTTTACTGGTTGCAATAGTGGGGTGCTTTGAACTGGCGTAGGAACACTGGGAGAATTTCCAATAGGGTTGCCGAAAGCATCTTTTTGCCCAACATCACCACCGTCTGCCATACCTCTGACTGAACCCCCCTCAGACATTGTCATAACTTCTTGTAAGAGAGCCATTTCATCTTCTGTGAGATCATCGTCATCTTCTCGTACAGGCTCACCACCAATACGACCCTCAGCTTCCATTTGAGCAAAATCTTCTTTGGCTTCCTCACGTAAGTCTTCAAAGAATTTAACACCGTAATAACGAACAACATCAGCAGGTACTACGTATTCACCTTCAGATAGCATAGCAGGAATATCATCTCGAACTTCTTTTGGTGTAGATCCGGGTGGAACTGAGTTACCTGACTCTGCGTCAATCTCTACGTCACCACCAAAGGCAAACGCTAATTGCATCTGATCTTTCATTACTGTACCGCCTTCATTAAAAGTTCTTATACTTTGGTAAACAGGATGTTCTTTTCCCCTGACAGAGATAGAACCAATCTGTGGGCCTAACTCAAGTTCACCAATAACTGTTGGTCTTAAGCGAGGCTCTGTTGGGGAGTTAGGGTATTTCTTAAGGTTAACTCCTTTAGAAAAATCTGTTTCAATGGTGTAAAAGTGTTTTCCTTTGTTCTCAACAGAAATGAGTGTTCCAATATCTTCCATACCCTCAGGGGCACTAGACCATTTCCAACCAGCTTTTTTCTTAAATAGGTTAGTTTTAATTTGTGTTTTACCCTTACCAACAGACCCTACAGATTCGACATTATCATTAGAAACTTTAAAAGATGGCTTACCATCAGGATTTATTTTTATGTTAGCACTAGAAACATTTCGACCAGATAGAACTTCACCAGTAGCTGGATTCAAATAGTCACCACCCTTAGGTCTTTGACCTTCAGGAAACATTCTTTCTGGTTTAGGAAATACAGAAACCATCTCTTCTGATTTCTTTTTGATTGCACCAGTGCCGAGCATCGAGGTAGTATTAGGGTCAATCTCGTACTGCTTTATTTTATTGCCTAAAGCTTTAATACCTTTACTACCGTACTTAATGGCTGCCCCACCTAAAAGTAGCATTCCTGCTTCAATTGCTGCTGAACTACCAGCTTTTCCTAGTTCTTCTTTAATATAGTCATAGTCACGTTCTTCCTCTGGTTTAGAATACTCACTAACTACGTTGACCATATTACCACCAGCCTCGTAGAATGGGACTAGCATTTCAGCAGTATAGTTTAGACCATCTACTAGTTCTTCTTTAGATACTTGACCTTTAGCTTCTTCTAAGCTTCTAAAGCCGGGCCTACCTTTAAGTGCGGTAGAAAACTGTTCTTGTTTAGATGGTTCCGTTGTTTCTGTAGGAATATCTGGTGAAGAAAATCCCATACCAAGATCTGACATCTGACTTGTAAAACCGTATTCCTCAGTATCTTCCACTAAACCACCCTCATCAAATCCTAAACGTTTAAAGAACTTCTTAAAGAAATTTTCTTCTTCGATAGCTTCTTCTTTTTTTCTGGGCTTAACTATAGGACTCGCAGAAATATCGGTAGAAGAATAACCTTTAGGTTCACCCATTTTTCTGAGCATATCTTGGGCTGCGAACCTAAGGCCAGCTATACCTTTATTTATTACCTTTGCGTTTGCATTTGTTGCAAGCTTAGAGTCTAACGGCAAGAACCCTCTCTTGTCTGACTCTCTTAAAAATTCTGTGTCAATCTGTGAAATTGTACTTTCAAGCTTTTTTGTTTCACCAGTTGTAGGAGCTATAAACTCAGCGTCAGGATCATCAAAAAGTTCTACGAGAAGTTCTTCTCCAAATTTTTCTTTGTCAAGAAGATTGGCTGCTTCAATACCGTACTTCTTTTTAAAGAACTTAGGATCTTCGTTTAGCATATCTCTTAAAAGAGCAAGACCTCTATGCCTTGTCTCGTGAGCGATAACATCCTTAGAAGACCCAACGTCAGGTCCATAAGATACTGTGTCAGGCTCAAAACTTAAGACTTTACCACTATGGACTTCGCCATGCATTCCATCTTCAAGAGGATAATCACCCATATAAAAAGCGTTATTAACACCTTCTGGTACTTCGTACTTCATACGAGAAATATCAAAACCAAGACGAGAGATAGGATCTTCACTAAGAATTTTATCCATATCCGCACGAAATTCTACATTAGCTAAACCAGCCATTTTTTCTGGGTCTGGCCTTGATCTAGGTCTAAGAGAGGCTCTATCAGTTTTAGTACCTAGACCTGTAGGTCTTGCTCTAGGTCTTAACGTTTTCTCAGCCATTTACTTTATCCCGAAGTCGAGTAAGAGAACGAAGAGCACGTACTTCTCCTTGAAGCCTGTAGATCTCTTCTAGTTCTACTCGTTGTTCTAATTGCCTATAAGTATATTGAATACGATCATGTAGCTCTTCTAATAAAGCATCCCAAGAGTTCTTATCATTTACTACTAGCTTTAGGCTCATGCAGCACCTTGTTGCCCAGTGTTACCTGAGAAACCCTGTTCTCCTGGCTGAGGAGCCGTACCAGTTCCTATGTTACCACCCCCAGCGCCAGTAGTATCCTGCACTCCTGTGGGCGCTCCTTGTCCCTGTGGTGATGGTGGTCCTTGTACCCCTTCTTGTGGAGCAGCCTCAGGATTCTGAGCTTGGAAATCTTTTAGGAGTTCAGCCTGTAGTTTAGCATCAGCTATTGAGTTGACTACTTTATCAGGATCAAGATCCATAGACTTAGCGATTTCTCTGATGATGTAGTCCATCTTAGCAAATGGTGCGAGCGTTGGGTTCTGAGTAATCTGCAGGAATTGCATCAAGCGTTGTGAGCGTACCTCATTAGCCATCAAGCTCTCAGTACCTTGAGCTTTAACCTCTAAGTCACCTTTAATTTCGTCATCGAAGTCAAACTGCATATTAAAGTTAAAGAAAGCTTTACCAAGGGGTGATAGAAGGTAATCATCTACGTTTTTTACAACGTTACGAATAGAACCATTAGCAGCAGACATAAGCATAGAAATACCACTTGCAGTACGACCCACACCCGAAACGCCAGTTTGACCATGCGCAAAAGATGGAAAACCAGTAGATTCATCAGCTAGTACTCTTGCCTTATCAAATAGTTGCATGTTCTCGTTTGAAACATTAGGAAACTTAGTACCAAACAAAGCTTGCCCAGGAGCACCACCCTGTCTCCTAAAGACTTTACCGGGATATACTGACATGTCTTGGCCCGGAACTAAGTTTGTTTCATCTACTTCAATGATAAGATTTCCTGAGAGTGCGGCATTGTCTACCGCCATACGCATGAAGCCATTCATCAAAGTCTGCGTATCGTCCATGTTCTCTGCGATACCTACACCAAAGAAGCTGTAAGGATTAACCTCATACGGTACTGCGTAGTAAGGAATGTAGGACGGTGTAAATGGATTAAGAACTAAACGTAGAACCTGACCATTACAAACCCAAACGTTAACAGAGACTTGATCTAAGTCTTCCATTTCTTTTGGGATGTCAACGTTTTGATCTTTTAGTATTTCTGTATCTACGTATCCCCAGAACTCTAAAACTTCGAAGCGTTCACTACGAGTTTCTTGTTCGTCGTCTTCCATAGCTTGTTCCCACCACTCTTTTGTGTAGGACTCCCCCAAAGAAATAGCTGTATCAATAGCATTCTCACGGAAGAAAGGTCTTCGCTTAAGCCCTCTAATCTGTGAGCGAGACATCTTGTGACGCTCGATAACAAACTCTGCGTCATCCATATTAGAGGCGTCTGGGTCAGGGTAAAAGTTCCAGATAGAAACAGACGAGCACCGAGGCATAGTCTTGATAAGAGGAGTGTACTCACCGTCTTCAGACCAATTAGGATATTCTTTATCTACTGCAAACGGACCCTTCATAATACCTGTGCCAAACAAAGCACACTCAAAAGCTGCGGTACGTAATTCCTTACGAGCATTTGATTCTTCTAGCTGATCATGAATTTTCTTTTCCATTTTCTTGGCTGCTACCATAGCGGGATGGAAAGTAATTTGTGAGGGTGTTTCTGCTTCACCTTCTTTTAGATCTTCTTGAAATGGAGAAAGTTTATTTCTTAACCCAGCAAGTCTTTCTCTGAAGTCAATGAGTGTTTCACCTGGTTCGATTGGAGGGGTTTCTTGCGTTTGTGGTTGTTGCTCGTTCATCTTTTTAAGGGGATCTGCAGTCTCTAGATGAACAGCTTCTGAAATACCCTCAGGTAAAATAGTTGGGTCAATGCTAATAGGAAATTTGTTAGCGCCAAACAAGACTTCGACAATCTGACCGTAGGCTGCTAAGACTTTTGTTTTAGTAACTTTAACAAATACTCTAGACTTTTCTGCTGAGGTAAACTGTATGTCTGGGCTATATAACCCCCTGTAATTTCTGTAGGCTCTAATCCAGCGTTGTTCTTCCCCATATCGAGCAGTTTCAGCTTTACTGAATCGTTCCTTAACAAAACCTACGATAGTTCCAACCATAGGGTCATTCGAAGTATTTTCTTCTGAATCCTCGATGTAAGATACCTCTGCATCTTCCATGTAGACTTCTTCAGCTAGAATGTCATCTTCTTCCATAGTTATTCCTTAGTATCCAAAAATTGAATCTGCTGCTTGAAATCCTGACCTCTGAGTTTCAGAGTTATAATCAAACAAGTTACTGCGGGGGCGTGTCATAATTCCGTACCGTAAAGCATCATAGATGTGGTCTTCAGATCTCGTGTCTACGTCCTCTGGGTTATTCTTATCTAAAGGCAAAGACGGTAGTTGCGAGATCGTATTATAACAATTGTTAAAGAAGACTAGCCTAGGTTCTTCTGTAAACTCATCAATCTGAAGTCTTCTATGTAATTCGTTTTTACCAGCTACACGGGAACCTTTAGACCTATCGGCTGGCCTCCAACGACACCCCTTAACAATCATTTGTTCTGCTAGGCTTGGTCCAGTATCACCTCTTTTATGCCACAAGGAACTATCAAGAACACCGTATCGTATTTTCTCTTCTGATTCTAAATCAAGGACCATATCAGCTAAGTCAGTCGCTAAGACTTTACTGACGTACAATTCTCTATATATGATAAGTTGCTCATCAGGCGCAACGGCAAACCAAAGCACAGCACTGTAAGAACCATAACCATAATCTGCTGCTCTAAACCTAGGCCAATTACTAGGGATATCAAAGGGGTCTACCACATGAACTTTACGATTAAATTCAGGGAAGGCTGCGCCCTCATTAATGTCCCAGTCTCCTTCAAGTAGTTGTCTTCTTTGATGCTCAGGGAGAGACAACAAGTTAGCTTCGTACATCCCATCGTCAGACAGATAGGGATTATCAAACAGAGTTGCAGGTATAAACTTCCTTTTAAAAAGAGGTTCACCTTCTCTGCTGTGACCCTTAGGCCAACAGATAACCTCACCATCTTGGTCAGTCGCCCAGAAAGCCTTGTTAGGTGTCTGAGGATCAATAAAGGTACGTTTTACCCAACTGTGACCCGGACCCCCTGGGTTACTTGTCGCCCTCATGTAGAGAGGTAATCCACTGGCTTTTGTTGTACGTAACCTTGAACGCATATAAGACCACGCATAATCTGTAGGCCACTGAGTAAGCTCGTCAAACCCTATCCAGTTAAATGCTTGACCTTGGTAACGCATAACGTCATCATCACGGTCTAGGTATGACATCCAGAGAGTTGCTCCGCTAGGGGCTACCCAAGTCTTATCCCTTTCCATAAACTTAATACCCGGTATTGCTCTTGGGTATAATTGTTTAGAAACTGAGATAAGTTCTCTTAGTTCCTCTGTTGACCTACGCACGATAAGCATTCTAGCGTTAGGATTATTCAAGTACCTTACTGGATCAGCCACTAATGAGTACGACTTACCACCACCTGCTGCGCCACCGTATAAGACTTCTTGCTCTGTAGCTGCTAGAAATGATGTTTGTGGACCAGGGTTAGGCTCAAAGATTATTTCTCGTACAGCTTTTTCAACATCAATCTGCGCTGACTTCGGATTCGCTGGTGTTGTCTGACCATCCATCTCCAAAGATTCTTTTGGTAGCTCTACCACCAAGTCTTTCTTTCTCGATCTTCTCCGCCTTCCTTGCCGCTTCTTTATATTTTTTGGCATAGTTGCGGTAGTTCGAGGAAGCTCGTCTGCGTTTTTCTTCGATCCTGACACGTTTATCTAACCCTACATGCGATATATACCTACCTGATTCTTTTGATAACCATTGAGCTACTTGCCTTAAGCTGTACTCTTGTAGGAATAGTTTTGCTTTTTCTAAAAGTTCTAATTCTTCTGGTATGGGTATAAGTAAATCAGGATCTTCCTCATCCTGTTTGTATCCAAAGGGTACGTGCCTTCCAACTCTAATTATTGGATACCACTCTCCGTTCTCTCCTCTAAGTGGTATCTGCCAATCTACGTTGGGTGGATAAGCTCCCTCTGATGCCCTCTTAGTTTTAATCTTCGGCATCTTTAGAAGGTAGTATAAATAGAGGCTCTGCTGATTTAACCTCTACCTTTTCTGTTTTTGTGAATCCCGCTCGGTCCAGAATGTCTTTAGCAGCCATCATTTTTTCTTTGACACCTAAGTCTGTTGGATCTGCCATAATACTAAACATTGTGTACGCAGCCTTGGTGGAAGACTGAGCAATAAATTTCTTTGTTAGTTCTACTATTTCATCTTCGATTGCTTCTACAACTTGTCTTGTAGACACACCTTCGGCGTATCCTGCAAGCTTCTTTGCTTTAACAGGATCGCCTTTGGCTTCATCAAAGAGAACCTCTAAAAACTTTCGTTGTCTATCCGTTAGCTGTCTTGCCATTATAAACCATATCTCTGATCTGACTGCGTCCGATACCAAGATCCCTTAAGTCTCTGTCAGAGAAACTGTTCAATTGCATCATAGCAATTCTACGATCAGCTTCTGCCTGACGTGATTTTTGAATGTGTATTAAAACTTCTTTTAACCATTTAATCATAATCTTAATCTCCAGTTTGATATTGTGCGAGTTGGCTAGGATACCAACTGGAGACTAGTTTTACACAAATAGTTATATCATACTACTGTTAGTATTGCAACCCCGTTATGATATAAAGTAGTATCATTTAGTTTTACTTTTTATTTTCTTTTTAATTTTAGTAGTCCAAGCTTCATTCTCTGGGGTAGTTGGGTCATCCTTTATGTAATGACCCTTAGAGTTTCTAGCTCGTACCTTTTCAGTATTTTCTGATATCCAATCCAAAACATCTTGCTCTTTAGTAAGCCACTCACCGTGGGACTTCTGAGCCATAACATCTCCTCTGGAGTTGACTACCATATCTTCGCCTTCAAATCTGTACATTAGTACTTACCCTCTACGCCAAACTTTTTCTTGTGTTGAGCAATAGACTCTTCTTTAAGTCGAGTGGTGTACTTCTTACCTTTCCACATAAAAGTTGCATTACCAGATTTGCGGTTTCTAGCAAATGCTTTCCCAAAAGATTCATTAGTTACTGGACCTTGTGCGGGACGTGCCTTAGGTCTTAAAGTTGGTTCTTTTTTAGGTGGCGCTGTCTTACGTGCAGGAGCATTAGACGGCTTACTTGTTTTCTTGGTAGTTTCAGTTTTTGAGGGTACAAACTTACGATCTGTTCTTTCCTCACTAGGAGATTTAAGATCAAGCGTTGGAGCCTCTGGGCGAGCCAAATCCCTTAAAGCTGCTGGACGACTTGTTAAATTTTTAGGAGCATTAGTACGAACCTTCACCATCTCCTTAGGCATCAAAGGAGGTTTTCCTTTTGGTTTTGCTGCAGCCTTTGGTTTTAGTACAGTGGGTGATTTGGATTGCGCCTTAGGTTTTGACACACTAGTTGTCTCAGTTCTAGGTTTAGTTACAGAGGTACTACTAGGAGCCTTAGGCTTATTAACTGTAGCTGTCCTAGGGCGAGTTATTGGCTTAGGAGATGTATACTGACCAGTCTTAGGCGACTTTGGATTAGCTACAGTAGGTGCTTTTTTAACATTTGTTTCAGCCGTAATCTTACTTTTAGGGATTCTTTTACCGCCTTGATCAGTAAGCTCTTTTGCTACTTTTGATGAGTTCGTACCAAAGGTTTCTTTACCTAGCCGAATAAAGTATTTAAATATTTGCGATTTACTCATTGTCTTACCCCTTATAAGATGCGCCGCACTTGGCTTGAATCATTCCACCGTCTTTGTAGCCCATCTTTCTTTTAGACATGCCGCCCTTATTCATGACCATACCAGAAGTCATTCCTCTGGCTGACATCATACCTTGTGGAGAACGACTTGCTGAGGGACGATAACGACTTTGTTCCGCATCCATAGGTGTTGTGTCTCCACCAATAGCATAGCCCTTTTTCTTTTTAGACATGCCGCCTTTATTCATAAAGCCCATCTTGTTACGTACTGCTTTTGGAAGAGAAGCGGCTCCTTTATTTGGGGCAGGTTTAAGACCCCCTTTTGCATAACCTGTTTTCTTTGAACTTTGTTTCATTGCTAGTACTTTCTTGTTTGCTCTAAATGGTTTTGTTGTGTGAATCTTAGGCTACTACGAAGTCTACGTTTTCGCCTTGTCTTTGAGGATATAGCTTATTCATGTTCTGTGGGTGGTAGGTATAGGCATCAGTATACTTATACTTCTCAACCTTTTTATCTAGTGTTTTTGAACTTTCTTCTACGCGCTGGGTTTGTTCAGTTTTTACTTTATCGAAAGGCATCTGTGGTAATGGAAGGTAATCCAATAAACCTAAACTTATGTTCATTACTTTTTAGCCTTTCTTACAGTCCCGCCTTTAGTGGCTCTAAACTTAGCGGTTTTCTTTGCAATGCTTTTAGGTTGAGCCACAAACTGCTTACCTGCCTTCGTGCCTTGTCGTTTAGCTCTGGTTGTAGCGGCATACTCACTGCTGCTAAGAGACTTAATAGCTGAAGAAGGAAGGTAACGTTCACCAGTTGCTTTTGGCCCTTGAGTAGATGGCTTACCACTCTTGGTTCTCCACTTTTGTTTTGTCCAATCCTTTAAAGACTTCTGTGGAGCTTTCATGACTTGTAGCCCCCACCTTTTTCTTTATAAAGTTTAGCTACTCTTTGAGCTTTTCTTGCTGACCACTGACCGGGTTTTCCACCTTTGTCACTTGCCATAACTTGTTTGACAAGGTTTCTGCGCATGGTAGGCTTAGTGTAATTACCCGCAGCATTTATATTGTCACCACCTTTAGCCATTCCTTTAGCCTTATTCTTTTTAGAAATAGCTATGGCTGCTTGTTGTGCAGGTGTCTTACTTACTTTACCACCCTTACTGTATCCAGATGCGTAGATGGCTTTACCTTGGCGTTCAGCAGCCGCTTTGGTTTTGTATACCTTACCAGTCTTACCCCAACGAAATCCATCCTTTACTTTGTGCACTGGCATTAAAGACTTACTCCTGTTTTAACTTTGTGGCAACTGGGTATAGCTATAATCCCCTTCTTTAATAGACTTTCACCGAAAGATAAAGCATCATCTATGCATTCTTGCTCTGTAGAAAAGGACTGATTTTTTATCATAACGTTGCACGAAAATACAGTTGGGTTAGCACAAGCTAATACAATAGCTATCCACATCACATTTTCTCTTCGTCCATATCCATGTCTTTACATTCCCATGCTTGACAAGAAGCATCCTGAGAACACATGAAATTAAATTTTAGGCAAGCTCCTTGATCCGATTCACCATTTAGAGCTTTAAGAGTTCTTGCCCTATTGTCAAAGTAATCACAGTTACCACACTTCTTTAGTTTAGCGTATTCGACTTCCTTGTCCCAAGCCTTCGCTAATTCCTCAACGGAAGCTCCGTACATCCAGTACTCTTCCGCTCTCTTCTTATTCTTTGGGTCTACTTCAGGTGTAGCCCCTAGCATTAAACCAATTTTCATCATGATCCTTTTACCCACTTCTTAGAACTTGATTTAGTTTTAGAGGGACTCCACTTAACACGATCAGCCCAATACGCAGCAGATAACTTACCCTTACTAATGTTTTTTGCATGGCGAGATTTAAATGCTTCTCTCTGCCCAGCAGTCTGATTTGTTTTAACGCCTTGCTGCCCAAATCTAATGAGCTTGTACTTACCACCTTCAGAGGCCATAACAACATGCGACTTAGTAGGATGCTTAGGAGTTCTCTTAGGTTTGTTTACCCCTGAGAGTCCTTCCCTTTCCATAATCGCTTTTACTTTTGCTGGTATTGCCATTCTGTCCAATCTGTGAGGGGAATAAGGACGGTTCTCTATTTACCCCCACCAGTTTATTATAAGTTCGTTTTTAAAACTTGCACCGTCAAATTACATTAACTCAAAATGCGGTCCATCAATGAAGGGTCTACGTCCTTGGGATCTACGTAGGTCAATATACTCGTTCATAGCATCTTCCATAGTCCCTACGTACCTAGTGATATCCCCTACTGACCAGGCGGCTCCCCACTTAATGGGACATCCTATCTCATTGGCTGCCTCTGCCATTGCATCAGCTATGTCATCATAAACATTTATTTGCCAGATAACATCAGAACCATCATAAGCTACTAAGTCTACTGCGTGGCTATACCCGTCATCTTGGATTAAATGCTTAGACTTCATGGTCTGGCTGCGACCTGAAGCATATAGCTTCTCTTGCTCTGCTAAAGTTCTGACCCCATACGTTACACCAAAGTCTACTTCCGTTAGCTCGATAGCTCTCTGAACAGTTGCTACCATATCGGGATGTACACCCTCAAGTTTCTTTAGGGATCTGTTACTTAATTTAAACGTCATCTTTCTTCCTTCTAAACGGTAAAGAAACTAAGTTGTATAACCCTTGGCCTATCTGTGTAGGTGTTGGAAGTAACCAACCAAGAATAAGAAGGAGCATAACCCAAACAGGTATATTCGTATTTGTTATACTGAAGTCCTCTACCGTCCCTGTTTCTATTTCCTTTAAGATCTCTGTAGTAATAACATCCCTACCAGCGTTATTACTTTGTTCTTCCTCATAAGTAACTACAGCTTGTTTATTTTCTTTACCTACTTGAGCATTAGAATTAACTGTTGGTCCACCACCCCCACCACCAAAGAACGGCAGACTCGTTAATCCACAGCTAGATAATAGTAGGATCAGGCATAAGCTACCTATCGTCTTTTGACTTACTGACATAATTTGTTTTACTCTCACCGTTGACCCATATGCCAAAGCAACCAGTAAGAGCACCCATACAAACAGAGACTAATCCAGCTTGCGCATTTGAGGGATTCTCAAGAGCCATGAACCAGAAGACTGACTTATACGTCAAAATAGTTACAACTAACATCATCAGCCTAGGCAGTATCTGCCACTGGTCTAAGACTGTTTGTGCTCTTTCTCCCATTCTCTTTCCCTGTCTGGATCTAATACGTTATACCTATCGAGCATTCCTTCCAAGTACATAGATCTTTCCATTCTATCAAGACTTACCCACTTACCAGAATACTGATAGTATGCCTCCCTAGCATAGAAGACTGAACTGTGAGGGATATGTACTCTTCGTAGTACTCTTTCACTACCATTAGCTAAAGCTTTATAGAACTCTTCTATTACTTTGTCAGATTGGTAGTACTTAACTCTTTTAGACATTTATAAACCAATGCACCACTAGTTGTATGGAAGGAAACTCTTCTGTCAAGAGAAAATGCAAAGACTAAAATTATTATTTTACTTTTGAAGATAGAAGAGATAAGAAGGCTAACAGACCTACTGTTAGTAAGACTAGTAGTATTATAAGTATTATAAGTATAAGAAGTATAAAGACTACTAGTATCTTCTAACAGAATAGCTGTTAGTAATAGCTTATAAGTAAGTACTAATAGCTTTACTACCAGTATATACTAACAGTAATAATTATAAGCTATACCCGCCCTTCTGTCAAGCACTTTCTTTTATTAATTTAATCACGAATTGTTACAGAATGTTTCAACTATGTTACATCAATGCTTTTTTACAAACAGTGTTAACCATAATCGAGCAAAAGTGGTTAACAGGGTATATCTACCCCCCGCTGTCAAAGGTCATGTACATATAGCGCACACCCCCCGGGTGGCCCACGCCCGGGCATCCACAGGTAGTATACGACACTCGGCTCGATATACTATAAGTTGTATAGTTTAATATTAAACTATTAGTATAAAATACTTTAGTATTAAACCAAATCTATCTACGGATAGTTTAACGTTAAACTATTTCTAGTAGTATTTCGTTTAATGGTGAATTTTTTCTGTTTGTGATCACAAAGTAAG